TCAAGTTTCCACATTGCGCCTTGCCATCTATCCGCGTTCAATGCTTGAATTGCTTCGTCTTTGTCGTCGTATTCTATTGTTACTTTCATCTTATTCTGATTTATTTAGTTCGTGTTTAATTAGTTCTTGTTTTATCATCTTATTAATCTTTTTTAATTCATTGTTCATTAGCCATCCTGGTAATGATACAAGCACTACAATAAATGTTATTGTTGCTAGTAATCCTGTTAAATATAATATCATCTTATTTTGATTTAAAGGTTAATCTTCAATGTTTTCTTTTTCAAACTCGGGGTCATAATATCCTTGCTTATACCCTCTATCCCAAGCATTATCCATCTGCTCCTTCTCAAATTTTTTGGCTTGGGTAATAATATGTGGTGGTATAAATAGTCCACCTTCTGCCCATTTATTAAACTCAGATTCTAACCATTCTACTGCTGTCATCTTATTCTGATTTAAAATTCCAAAAATTTCTACCCCAAGCATTTTTACTTGTGGAAATTCTAATCTCCACAAAAGGTAAACTAATTACAATTTGCCCATCATAAGATATTCCAATAGTAATTTGCCATTTCCAATAAATTGATAGTCTATATTCTCCCATGTTATTTTAATTAATTAAATTTTGAATGATTAAAAATAAAATCACTGAATATACTAATGAGGTTATAATAGTACCAATTAAAACTCCTTTGTTAAATTGTGTCATATTATTCTGATTTATTTGTTTTTGTTTGAATCTTTCATACCAACTCTTCCAATCTTCCTTAGTCATTGAATCCAAAGCCTCATCAAATTCTTTGTTTAATTTTTCCCAATTAGCCATCTTATTCTGATTTATTTAGTTCGTGTTTTACTTGCTTCGCGGTATCCATCGCTAAAGCCTTTGACGTAATGAAGGTCAATCTCTTTCTTAATGCGGCTCAAATAAAGCGTTGCATCCATCAACTCCTCAAGTAAATGGTTTATCCATTGGTCAAGAGTCAGGTCTTCTCGGTCTAATGTAGTTCCGTATTTTCGTATGCCAGTAGTAGAGCGTTCTGCATACTTCGCCATCACGGATAAAACGATTTGGTCTTCTACTTCTTGTTTCATAGGAAATTGTAAAGGGTGTTAAAATACTCGCGGCATAGTTCTACGCGCTCTTTTATTTGTTCTATTACTTGTTCGTCTTTTTCTACTTTAAAGACCTTTACACGGCGTCCTAGCGGTATATGGTCGAAAACGTGGCGTTTTAGTATTTCGTCGCGCAAGTCTAGATCTTCTTCTAGTAGGTGGGCGTTCCAATGCGCTCGGCGTATTTCGTCTTCTACCATTTCGATAGGTGTATTAACTAGGCAGTAAACTAGTAGCGCTTCGGTCTTACCCGTCAATTCCATGTATCCTTGCAACTGGTAGTAGTAATCTTTAGTCGGTATTTCGGTAGCAAAAAACGGGAATGTAGTAGCGTCCCAAGAACTTTTTACGTCTAGTAGCACGTCGTCCGTGTTTACGTCGGGCGTACCAGTTAAGAACTCGTTTTCAAAGTGCCTTTCGTTCTTGTAAATAAAACTTAATTCTAGCGCTTCTGCGGCCATTTCGATAGCTTGGCCTTCTACTGCATTACCTTTGTCCGTGTAACGGCTGTAAAACGGCTTAATTACGCCGTATTTCGCGCGCAATACTTCTTCTTCTATGTATGTCTTTGCCGTTTGGCTTAAAAACTCCCCCTTTGTGCGTGGGTTAGTCATTATTTTACCTATGGCAGAACATCGAATTTTCCAAGCGTTCATAGCGCGTTAAGTATGTCGGTTTGTCCTTCGGTTAACTCAAAGCTAGCTTCTAACTTTTCGCGGGTATAGTCGCCTTTTTGAATGGCTACTAGTGCGGCTTGAAAACGTTTAGCGTCTATTTGCTTTTTCTTTGGTTCGTCTTTTACTTGTTCGCCGCTTGCGTCCGTGTCTTTATCCGTTACAAGACCTAAAGAACTAGCCAAAGCGTAACGACGGAAATACGTAACACCACTACCGAAGCTTTGATAGTCATTCATTCCCTTTAAGGTTACGCTAGGAATAGCTACGGACGTTTCCATGTGTTCGCCAGTCTCTACGTGGAAAATCATTGTAGCTAGGTAGTTTTCGCCGTCTTTGGTGTGTAGGTTTTGGGTAAAGCCTAGCCCGTGTTTTGCTAGTAGCGGGTTAATTACTTTAAAAATTGCGGGTAAGTCGCTATAAGAATAGCCGAACCCTTGCGTTCCTTTGTGGATTACTGGTACTTCTTGCTGAAAAGCCGCAAGCGCTTTTAATAAATTTTTCATAATCGGTTAATTATTAGTGTTATTTAGATACAAATATATAGTTTATTTCAATTCGTTGTACTTTTTTTTATATTTTTTTATCAATTCTTTAAGTTCGTCTACGTCCCAACGTTTCTCTAGGTGCGCGCGGCCTTGTAATTCTATTAATTTGTCGGCGCCTATGCGTTGTTCTATGCCTATTTGGTAGTTAAGAAGATTGCCAGACAAAAAAGTGTTGCAATGTTCGCATTGTAGGTGTACGTTGTCTTCGTCAAACCTTACGTTTGAGTGGCCACCTTGACTGAAATAGTGGCCAGCGTTCTTTTTCTTTGGCGGTTGGTTGCATGAAATGCACGCTTTGCCTTCGTCGCGTTTACGTATGTAGGCGTTAAATACTTTTTGTGCGTCTTTAAGCCAGTCGCTAGTAGTTTTTAGTTCGGTTGTCCATTTCTTTTTCGTGTTTTTCCAAGCGGCGGTTTTAGCTTCTTCTACAAACGCGTTAAGACATTCGCGTTTTAGGCAGTATTTCATATTGAATTTTACTGGTGTAAATTTTTCTCGGCAATTTTTACAACGTGGCATCTTTACAACTATTTAAAATTTCATAAACTAAAGCGCTAGGAATTACCGAACGTTCATAACTACCAGAACGTCCCTGCGTTCCTGTTTTAGATCCTCTAGGCGCTCTTTGGTGGTGGCAATGTATGTTTCCGTTAAAACATTCGTGTTTTGGTAGCCAGCCGTTAGGGTTAAAAACGCTATATAAATGGTTTGTAAATATGTCCGTAGGCTTTGCGCGGTCGTCGCCGTAACGGCAATACCAAATAGTAGCCCTATCTATTCCCTTTACGAATGGCATTTTACGCATCATTCCCCGCGGGTTTTCAATAAAAAATTTTAAATTCGGGTTTAAATTTAAGTAGTAATTTATTAGTTCTATTTGGTGGAAATTTACGGCGTCGCACTTTTTTGCATAGTCGCTTACTGGTAGCGTTCCGTTTCTATGGTGGCTTATTGCCGCTATTGAATAAGTTGTGCAATCTGGACTAGTCCAAATAACGTCGGGAATAAATGGCACGTGTTCTGGCGTTAATTTCTCTATGTCTATTACAAGGTCTATGTTTTCGTAGGGCGTCCAGTCAACAGAAAAAACCTTAAAGCCTAATTTTTCGGCTACTTTTCCTATTGATCTGCTACCAGCGTGTAGTTCTAGTATATTCATAGCTTAAAATTTACTTGTTTGTAGTTCCATTTCTAATTCTTTAACCCGTCTAGCTAGTTCTATGTTTCGACTTGCTAGTATCGTGTTTTCACGGCTCATTGCCACCGCGTGTTCGTGTAGCCTAGTAAAAAACGAAATAGCCTCTAGTAGTTCTTCTTCGCTTTGTTCTGCGCCTTGTATGTAGTCCTTTGCTTCTGGGCGTGTTTTTAGTATTTGTTCGCGTGCGGTCTTTATTCTTTGTCTAATTGAGTATAAATTGACCCGTGTTTTTATTATTTCTAGTCCTAGTTCCATGTTTAAAAAGGTAAATTGTTTGACATTCTACGTAATTTTTCGCTAGTTGACATTAACTCGCCGTCTGGTATTTGCTTTTGAACCTCTCGCGGTCTGTAATTAGCTAGAGGGTCTACGCCGTTAATAATAAAACCTAGCCCGTTGTTAAATTCGCACTTTACGGGTTGCTCAATTTCGGTGTGTTTACCGCCAGTTTCTTGGTCTTTAATCTTTTCTACGCCTATAAGCGTTTTGTATTTTAGTTCTGGGTGTTTGATTAGTCGGTGTATTACTAGCATATCGTCGCATCTGTTTAAGAACGCCTTACCGCCCTCTATGTGGTCTTTCAATGGTGGCTTTAAATGGCCTTTTAGTTCTCCGTCTGCATAAATGTTACCACTTCGGCCGCTTTCTGTATTTGGGTGGGTGTTTATGTAAATAGTTATTCCAGTTTGGTTGCAAAATTGGCGGGCTTTATTCATAAATTCGTAATTCCCTTCATATCCCATTTGTCTATCTAGGCCCGTGAATGGATCAATTAACCCAACTTTAGCCCCGCTTTCCTTAAAAAGGTCTAGCACTTCTTCTGGTTTGTACAAATTCGAGTTGTCTACAAAAGTAAAGTATTGTTCTAGGTACGCTAGGTCGCCCGCTATTTGACTATGGGTTAGTTGGCTGAAATGTTTGCCTCTATACATTTGGATAAGGTCGCGCATTATTTGCCCCTTTTGGTTTTCGCCTGACCAAATACAGAAAGTTAGTTCGTGTTTTAGTGCAAGAGTTAGGAAGTACCAGTTAATCCAATACGTCTTTCCGACGTTGTCATGTCCAAGAATTATAGTAAGTTGTTTAGGTTTAAAACGCAAGTATTCATCTAGGTAGCAATCTAGCCCAAGACCTTGTTTTATTTTGCCGTCCCTTACGTCTAGTAAGTATTGTAACGCGTCGCCTTGTTTTAGTAGCATGGTTAGTTTTTTAGGTGTTCTAGTATTGCGTCGCTTTCTGTTTTAATAGTTAAGCCGCTGTACTTGTCTATTGTTTCGGCTCTACTAAAAAATTCAGGGGTGCAATACTGGTAGTTCGTGTCTTTATGGTATTTACTAGAGGCGGCGTTGGTTATTGCGTCAAAAATACTTTCTTTTGTGTAACCTTCTTTTAATCTAGCTTTATAAGAGCGTTTTGTCTTTTCGTTAATTACCTCAAACTTACGACCGAAAGTTGTATTAATGAAGCCTAGCAACGCTAGGTAGTCAATATTATTATTTATATCATTTACATTAACATTTACATTATCATTAACAGCTATTTTTGCTATGCCATTTATGCGTTTGCTATCTTTTGCCATAGGTTCGCATTCAGTCGCATCGTTTGGTATTTCGTTCCAACGTTTGCTAGCACCAGCCTTACCCGCTTCGCTACGTTTTATTTTAACTTCTTCAAATAGTTTTAAGTCGCGCTTAAGCTGTTGTTTAATTGGCTCAAAAGCTATTTCTATTATTAGGTCTTCAGCCGTTGGGTTTTCGTCGTTGACATAGGCGTAAATATGTTTGATTAGTTTACCCGCTATGTCGTCGGGTAGTTTGTTAAATAAGTCCTTTTGATCAACGTAAAGGATAAACGATTTTTTGTCTTTTGCCATTTTGCAAATTTAGGTAATAAAAAACCCCCAAACTTCATTGCGGCTGGACGTGCAAATCGGTTTGAGGGTAAATAATTCCTTTTGAGTTTATGGTGTCCAGCCAACTCGTCTACAAATATAACGTTTATTCTTCTAAAAGGTTGCTTTCAAGTTGCAATTTTTCGTAAACACCTAGCTTAACACGGCGTCGAATACGTTTAAAGTCGCGTATTGTTCGTGCGTCTAATATGTCCGTCTTTAAGTCGCGTACTTTACGGGTGTCTTCTGGGTATAAAATAACGGAGCCTTGTAGTTGCTCTTTTAGTTGTATTGTTTCGTGTTTATATTCTTCGTCTTGGTAGCTTGTTAAGTCTCTGTGCGTTCTTATTCCGTGAATAATTGTAGCGTGGTGCTTACCGAAAATTTCGCCTATTTGCGTAAGGCTAAAGCCGCTAGTTCGTAGTTCGTTGTAAAGAAACGCACGCTTGTAAATTAAGCCACGATCGCGGCATTTGTTTGTAAGGTCGTAGCGTTCTATTAGTTCGTGTATTATTGCTATTCTGTTTTTCATTTGGTTTCGTTTTTAAATAGTTGTTTTTTAAGCCTAATGTTTTCTTCTACGACTTTGTTACATTCCTTACGGCTTTTATCTAGTTGTTTTTGTAGGTTTTCTATTCTATTATTTGCTTGTTCTAGCGCGTCTTTATATGTCTTTTTTACTTGGTTTTTTTCTAGTTCTTCTTTAAGTTCTTCTATATACGCGTTTGCTTGTCCTAGCTTAACACGAATTATTTTAATTACTTCGCGGTCTGGTAACTTCATTAAACCGCTCCATTCAGTATCTTTCATATTTCCGTTATTTTAAACTTACCTAAATTGTAGTTATTCGTAAATAGTAGTTCCGACTTCGCGGCGTAGGCCATTGTTTTAGAGTAGAAACGCCAGCTTTGCACCGCTTTAGAACCGACGTAATAGGTTAGTAGGTATTTCATATTTCTTGCATTTTGATTTCACAAATTCTTTTATAAAGACCTTCGTTAAAGTTCGTCCAAAAGCGGTTCCTTTGGTAGTGGCTAAATGCCCCAGTCTGGACTCCACCCGTCATCGATGAGTTCGTCGTAATAGTTTGCGAGCATATCTTCGAAATAGCGTCGCCCGTGTTCTTGAAGTTCGGAAATAATTTCGTTTTCGGTTTGTGTTGTGTTTTCATAAATTCGGTTTATTTTGTACATTAATTCGTCGTTATTGACGTCTATTTTAACTTCTACTTCGGCTAGAGGTTCGTCTGTTAAACTGCAATAAATAATAGCCTCTAGTTCGCCGTAAGAATCAAATTCGGTTAGCGCGTCAATCCAAATACTAGTTTTCATATTTCGATTTATAAACGTGTTGTGAATACTTTAGGTAACTTTTAGGTAGTTCGTAGCTTTTTGCGGGTGTCTTTTCCGTCTTTTTGACGTATAGCTGTGGCATGGTGTTAGTTGAAGCCAACCAAAACAAGAACACACAACCCGCAATAAATGTAACTACACCGCCTATAATTTGGCGTTCGTCTTGGTTTAAGTCAGAGAATAAGAATTTAAGCGTTTTCATTTTGAATAGATTTTAAGATTTCGTAAGTTGTTGACCATCTAGCGCGAGCCACTTTGAAGGCTTCGCTATCTTCGCCAAAGACTAGTTTAGCGTTCGTTAATGCGCTGAAAAGTTCTTCTTCTTGTAGCATTAACATTGTAATAATTTGTTGTGTTGTCATTGTATTACTTTTTTAAATAGTTATTAATCTTAATAATCATTTTTTCATAAGCAGTTAGTGTGTCAAGATGGCTAAAAGTGCCAAACATAACTTGACCATTCAAATATGCAACAGCTGTTGTCGCTCCGCCTTCTTGCATTGTTTCTGTAATTTCGAAACCTTTGTAATTCATTGTTATCATGTCGTTTATTTTTTGTGTTTGTGAATTAATTATATGCAAATATATACACTAATTCGTTATTAACAAAAAAAAGTTGCATTTTTTTAACATTATTTTCAAGATGCTAGTATTTACAAGGCTTACAGACGCAAAATTTTTTCTAATTTTTTTTCTAGAAAACAAAAAAGCCACCCCGAAAGGTGGCCTTAACCTATTATGAAACGTGTAAATTTACGAAAAAAAGTATTCGTTTATGCTTTTGCGGTGTTCGTCGTAGTTAAAATGTACGAAGCCCGACCTACCTAGTTGAAAGTTTGTGGCTACCCAGTTGCTAGACGGGCTAAATGCTGGGTAATTATAATACTTAAACGCGTCGCTACTTGCGCTATCGAACAAGTAAAGGTGGCTATCGCCTTTTTCAAACGTTATTTCGTAGCCTTTGTTTAATAGTTGCTTCGTGTTTAGGTAGCCCATTATTTTGTTTATCTGCGCAGGATCTATTTTCGGTTTAAAACCATGCTTTAAATTATGGGTGTCTTTGCCATGCGTAGTAACGAAGCAATAATTACCTATTACTTGGTAGTCTATAAACGCCGTTTGGTTGGTTACGTGTACGTTGTTTAGTTCGCGTTCTATGTAGTGTTTGAAAGCTTGGTTAACGAAGTAGGAAAAGTCGCCGCTATGGTTGTCGTTACAAATGTTTCGTATTTCAATAGTCTTATAATAAGGCGCAAGGGCTTGAACTAACCTAACTTTAAACATAAAACCAATGTCAAACGCTTGTTGGTTGCTCATGTTTTGCGGTAACGTGTGTCCACCTCTAGTAGTTTGGCCGTTAAACCCGTCTAGAAAGTCGCCTAAATCTAGTATATAAAGCGTGTCGCTGTTTTGTTTTTCTAGCGTGTAGGTTACCATTTGTTCTAAACGTTCGAATAGTATTGTTTCTGTCCATTCTACGCCGTACATATTACGCCCTTTGTCGCTTGCGTCCATTCCTATATGCACGTCGGTAAAAACTAGCTTATCAAATAGTCCGTTAAAGCTTCGTTTTTTTCTAGGTTCTATTTCTAGCTTTGGGGCGTTTTCAATTAGGGCCTTGAAGTCGATATTTTTAAAGTCCAAGTCGTTACCAAAAGACGGGTTCTTAAAAAAAAGACTGGCATCATTTGTTTTGAGCCAGCCGTGCTTTACGTCTTTTTCGTCTAGTCCTAATTCGTTAGACTTGTTTTTTATTGCGCGGTATTGCTGAATTATTTCTAATTCATCCGCCTTTAATCTTATGCGTGGTATTTTCATAAAGGAATTTTAGAAAACTTTAGAAGCCAGTTTGTAATAAAACCAGTTCCGAAGCCTATTATAAACAGCCACAAGTTAGGCTTTTTTTTGTCGTTACGTTCTTTTTTCCATTTTACGACCTCTACTTTTTCAATCATTTTTAGCGTGTCGCGTTTTAGTTTGTACTCTATTCGTGTTTCTAATCGTGTTTTAGGCACGAAAGAACGCTTGTAACGCACGATTGTATCTTTTTGAACTATTACCCTTTCCCAAGCAATAGAGTCTCTTAAAACGTACGGAATTGAGTCAATAGAAGTTATTGTAATAGTGTCGGCCATTTCTTCGCACTTGTAGCCTTTTTTAATTGCTTTACGTAAATGATAGTTAGCCGAGCAACTTGTCACAAAAATTGCCAATATTAGCGACAAAATAAGGGTATAGGCTGAAAACTTTTTCATTTTTTTAAGGCTTTAGGCTGAAATTTCGAAGTGCATCCAATCGTAATTCTTTTCTTTACCAAGTGAAATAAACCCGTGTTTGTAAAAGGTGTCTATAAGTTGCTTGTATTCTGGGCGTGCAAAGCGTGCAGTTTTAGACGTTTCCTTTAACGTGTTTCTAGCGGGGTCTAAATCTATAGCAATACCCCACGCGTGCTTTGACCAAGACGAACCGCCACGCATTTTTCGAAAGTTGAAACAACCGCCGTAAAGGTCTATTCCTAGTTCTACTATACGTTCGTACCCATAGACTTCTAAAAGTTCGTTAAACACGCTTAAAAACGCATCTGCAACGTCTTTGTGGCAACGCATCTTTGTTACTTTGGTGTCGGTGTCCCATGCTATACGCATAGGGTACGGCAAATTGATAGTGGTTAAGTAGGTTCCCGCTTCGTTTGGAGTCCCGTATTTTGCTAGTGCTTGTGCGGTTGTTAGCATAACTTGTATTTAAAGTCTCAAATGTCCAGTTTTTTGTCCGTTTTAATGGACATTGTATTATCTATATTTCGCCAAATGTATCTTATTTTAAGTTATTTAGGCGTGATTTAAGTAAAATAACCATACTCTTATTTACTTTTAACGTGCTTAACTAAAATAACCCCGCCAACATTGACGGGGGTTTTTCGGTTCAATCGGTTTACTCAACCAATAACAGCACCGCCAGTTATTTTAATTCTTCTAGTTGCTCTTTGCTACGTAGGGCGAAGGCTTTAAACTTGTCCCAAACATTAACACCAGTAACAGAAAAGTAGCTTTCGTTAATGCTTTTTACTTCGGTTACTACGCAAAAGAAAGTAAACATTTTTGTTAACACTAGATCCACCGCAATGAAATGCCCTAGAATGTCGGCTACTACGTACTTTTCTAGAAGGAAAATAAATACAATGGCGCCAGAGTAAAGTAGGCTTTTGCTAATTGTATGGCTCAAACGTCTAGAACGTATAGAAGACCAACCCGACTTTTTAACGCTTCGCCAAATACCGAAGCACGTATCTAAAATAATAGCTAGCACGGCAATAAATACAAGCGGTTTAACGGGTGCTAAAACTGACAATAAAGCGAAGGCAAGTATTTGTGTTTTTGTAGTCATTAAAATACCATTATTGCGTTATTGTACCCGTTGTCGTTGTAACGTTGCCCACAACGTCCGTAACACGTTCCTACGCAGTCGCACGCGTCAATCATGGGGCGTAAGTCGGTGTCGCGGTTTTGTAAGCTAGTGAATAATGGAAATAAATTCTTGTTAGCTAGTAACCATTTCGACAAACGAGCCTCAAAGAAACTGGCTTTTTGTGCGTAGTGTTCCATAGAAAAGGCTACTTCAGCACGTGAAACGCTACTAGAAAAGTCCCCGAACTGCGTTTGCAAACCTTTGTTTTTAAGTTGGTACGAAAGACCGAAAACGGCATCTTCGGCAGAACGCCACGCTACGACTGGCTGAATAAAAGCTACTAGGTCTTCTTCGTCGTTAGTTAAAGTTTGGTTGTTGTATGCGTCTAATAGGTGGTTGTAAAACACGGAACCCAGTATAGGCTGTACGCGTAAGTCTGACTGCGTTTTAATGTAGGGTGTTACGTCTGTTACGTCTACATTTGCCGTAATAGGCGTGTTCGTCTTTAGGTAGTTTTCTGTTATAAAGTAAATCATTGCGCTGGGGTGTTTAATGGTGGTAAACTAGCCAAAGCGCGTAGTTCGTTTGGTGTCATTTGTTCAATTACTTTTTGCGCTATGCTTGCTTCTAAACTATTTAGGCTATCAATAACCTTCAAAACTTTTTCGTCGCGCTCTACTATTGTGTCGTTAATTATTTGAAAGTTTTTTATATTGAACTCGGCGCTTATTCTAGAAATATTCATTAACTCTTGGAAAATTTCCGTTACTTGTTCGCGCAAAGGAATTACTACGTTCTTTTCAAAAATGATATAGGCTTGTTTAATGTCCGAACCATTGCCCAAAGAACCCGCCGTGCGAACACCTAGTAAGATAGGATCAATAGTGTGGGCAAAACAAATTTGTTCGGTATTTAACCCGCTGGCTTCTTGAAATAGTTTGTCGTTTTGGTTGGTTGGTATGCTTTCAATTTTCGGTAGTTGGTCTTGACTATTTGCAAAGAACGCCACACCTTTACCCGCGTTTGCCGCGCCTTTCATTCTGTCTATTGTGTCGCGTAGTACCTTCTTTTCTTCTTCGCTTTGTGGGCGTTTAGGGAAAAGCATAGCAAAAGACGGAAAAATAGAGTTTTGAATGTTCGATTTTGCGAAGTACGAAAGTTCGCCCGACAAGAAGGCGAAGTTTAAGGCGCTAGAATACTGCGGTAACGGGTAATAGTCTTGACCAATACTAGGTAATTCATACGCCCAAAGCTGGCATTTGTCCGTATTTAGTGGGTGGTAAGCTTTAACTTCTTCTACGTCTATTCGACTACTCCAGTCGTCGCACAAATAGTAACAATTCTTTTTATTGTTTATACGTACTTTTTCGGGGCTTACGTTTTCGATGCTTTTAACCTTACCTTTGTCGTCAAAGTACAACTTGAAGTAAACGCGGTGGTGCATTACTAGCTGTTTGGTAACGGCTTTAACCGACTTGGCTAGTTTCATTTTCTTTTCCCACGTGTATAGCGCTAGTTTTTCTTCGGGTGTTAGCTTGTCCGTTTTAATTTCGTAACCCGCGCCTATTGTAGCGTTAACTTTAAAGTCTACTATTGCCCCATGAAGTGGCGACATATAGTAAAGTTGGTTTAACGTTTCTGGGAAAAGGTTATCTTGTCCGAATGGCACATAGCCCGCCACTTGGTAGCGTCCGTTTACGTAAGGTAAAGTTAAGTTACCGCCGCCAATTTTACCGAAAGGCGTACTAAAAGACTGGTAGCCCTCTAGCACTTCGGTTTTAGGTTGTTTAAATCTGTCAAAAATTCCCATTCTCTAGTCGTATATCGAAGAAACGGCAACGCCAGCAACAACTAGGCGGCCTTCTTCTATTAAGTTTAATTCGTCTGTGTTCGTGTTTTCGTCTATTACAATAGGTGTAGCGCTTTCGTAAACGCTATATTTATATTGTCCTTTGGTTAGTGTAACGTCTACGCCTTCTTCTAGCGTGAATAAGTTGTAACGTTGTGGCCAGTTGCTAGTGTCTGTGCCAACCCAATAAATAGGCTCTACGGCGGTGTTATATTCGCCTTCAAAAACGAACAAATAAAAGGGGTCTACTAACGTCGTTACTTCGCTTAACGTCAAAGCAAACGTGTTTATTTCCCCTTTGTCTATGTAAATCATAACAATATTAAAAACTAAAAGCGTAACGTTCAAAAACACAAAACCCCCAATGAAGGGGGCTAGTGTATTCCGAATAAAAGGGCCTAATTATGGTGTAGTTAAACCAGCAATAATAGCTGGGTCTACTTCGTAAGCCAAAGCTTCGTTTTCCGCGATTAAAGTGAGGCTGTATTTTGAGCCGTCTGCACGGGTAACCCCAGAGCCTTCGCCGTATGCGCTAACTTGCAAATAAGGGAAATACCAATATTTGCCGTTTGCGTCGCCTACTACCGCGTTCAAGTATTGTTGGCCAGCGCCTAATACTTTGATAGCGCGGCTTTTTTCTTGATCACGTCGGTGGAACATTAAGTTAATTGTTTGAGTAACAAAAGACGAACCATTTACTAGGTCAATAGTTCCGTCTTCGGTAAAGCTACCAGTATTACGTTTAAACTCTAAAGCTACGTAAGGGGCCGTCTTTGTAATTGCGGTTACTTCCCAGTTCGTACCTGTTTCGTTTGTGGTAATTCCAGTAATGTTGTCTTGTTGGTTTATTAACAAGCTATAAATGCCCCCCGAATTTGGGGAACAGTCCTTTAGAATTTCTTCAAGAGTTGCACAAGCCATCTGTATATTTTTTAATTAGTTATAAAAAAGGGCGGCGTTTTATGGCCGCCCCGTATGTTTTTAAATTGCGTTTATTGATTAGTCGAAACAAACGTTATAAACTACAATTTGTGAAGGGTTCGTGTAGTGGAAACCAGCTTTCAAGTTTGCACGTGTACGGATATAAGGCTCTGCAACAGAGTCAGACAAGTTAACCGCTTTTAATGCTTTAGCGTCGCCTTCAGCGTCAAACGCATAGATAAGGTCTGTTTTCAAAGCAAGAACCATTGTGTTAACTGGCATACCTTCTGCAAGAACGATTTTGATACCAAGGAAAGTAGGTGCCAAAGGTGCAGTAACATAAGTCAAAGTGTTACCAGAAGCCGCTGCGATTTGGTAGTTAACGAATACGTCAGAAGAAACGAATAAACGAAGGTCAGCACGTTTGGCTTGTACAGCCGCTGGGCTAGCTTTAAGTACGTTTGTCATTTCGTCAAGAACGTTAGTAGCGTTAATGACGCCGTTGTAAAGTCCGTTTACTGCTTCGTCAGCGCAAAGTTTTTTCAAGTACCCGTCGCACAAAGAAAGAACTGGATTTAAGCTAGTGGTGTCGCCTTGCCAACGAATTAACTCTAGGTCGTTACCGATACGTGCAGCCATTTCTGTCCAGTAGTAAGACATAAAAGAAGCTACTGAAAAGTCGCCGTTTGAACCTTGCGACATTTGTAATGCCAAGAAAGATTGTTCGAGGTCAAATTGACAAATTTGGCTCATAGCTGAAAGCGCACATACGTCGATGTCTACAGCGTCAAGGTTGTCTGTAGGTGCTGAAAAGTTACAAGTAGAAGGCGCTAGCAAGTTACCGAAAGTAACGTTTGCTAATTTAGTAGCTGACTTAATACCTGGAAGGGTGCGGTAGTTGTCGGCAATATCTTCAGTCAAATAAGCTTTGCTGTAGAATTCGTCTGGGTTAGGACAAAGAAGCGCGTTTGTTTCTACGTCCAAGTCAAATTTTAGGTTTCTAATCATTGTTTTGGTTTTTATTTGTTTTTAAATTGTTACTTGTTTGATGCGCGAAAGGCTTTGAACTTATCGAAAGCCGACATTTTTTCGTTTTTCGCTAGTTCGATTTCGTCTTCGACTTCTTCTTTTGCTACGCCTAGTTCTTCGATTTGGTTTTTCAAGTCTGCAACCATTCCGATAACGGCGTTAATTTGCTCTTCGAGAATAGGCATAACGATAGCTTTGATTGCTTCGGCGTCAGTAGCTGGGTCTACTGCCATTTCGGTAGCTACTTCTTCTTCTACTACTTCTTCTTCGGTTACCGCCGTGTCTTCCATAGCTACTTCTTCGGTAACTTCTTCGGTAACCTCTGCCATAGCTTCTTCTACTACTGGTGCGTCTTTAATTTCTACTACTTGGCCGTCTTTAACCACGTAGATTTTACCTTCAATTAGGTGTTCTCCGTCTGGGAAATTCATGTTATTTTGTTTTAAGTGTTTACTTAATTTCATTCCCAAAAAGCCCTCAATAGAAAAACCTAGCTGTTCGTTTTTTACTAGTTCGTTATAGTATTCTTTGTCGGTTACTTGGGCGGTTAGCATTAACGTACCTTTAGGCACTTCAATACCATATGTGGTATATGCTTTGTCTTGGGTTGGGTTTTCGACTATCCACGCTTCTAGAATGTACGCGGGTACCTCTTTGTTTTGGTCATGCTCTAGATTGAAAATATTTCTATTTTGCAAATCTTGCATAAACTTAACGTGTATTTGTTCTATGGTTTGTTCGTCAAATTGCACGTAGTATTCTCCCGCTTCGTCGTCGCGTCTATAAATTTCCATTGGGATCATGGCGGGGGCGGTTACCCTATACTTTAATTCGTCTGCAAAAAAGTATTTTGCCACGTTTGAAAATGCAAGCCCCTTTACTTTTATAGCTGGGTTTGAAGTAAAAGCAATTTGTTCGATACCTAAATTTTCGCCGTCGCTATATTCGGGGTCTATTGTAATTTTGTAAACGGGTAAGTCGTTAACCATAACCATATTAAAAAAGCCTTATATTTGTTCAAAAAATTATTATTATGGTAACTATTTTAAACAAAGAAATTCCTAACGAATTAAATGAGTTGACTATTCAGCAGTTCGAAGACATTACAGAAATTCACGCTAACCCAAAACTAGACCACGTAGAAAAACATTTAGAGGTATTTAAGTACATGGGCGTTAGCGAAGAAATAGAAGAAGTAGACTTCGAAACTTTTAAAGAATACATAAAGGAATTTAACACGGCAAAGGCGCCCGAAGGTATCTTGTTAAAGCGTTTTGAAAACGACGGCTATACTTATGAGGCCTATCAATACGAATGGAAATTAAGCGCCAAAGAAACGAAGCTTATCGAAAAGATTTTAAACAACAAACACAAAGGCTACATTTCCGAAGTGCTAGCGGTATTGTTTAAGCGTACAGACCTAACGAAAAACGAACACTACACCGACGCGCATATCAAACACAAAGCAAAAATCATTCGTGAATTACCCGCCGAGGTTGCCGTTCCTTATTTGGTAGCCGTTGCCGATACAATTAACAAACAAGTTCAGACTTTGAATGAAACTACCGAATAGTTGGCACGAAGTTAAGACTTACCAGTTTAAGGAAATACGCGCACTAAAAGACGCGGGCGGGTTCTTTAACATTCAGCTAGAAACGTTGGCTATTTTAGCGGACGTAAGCACGGACGAACTAGAAGACCTAACACTAGAAGAAATAGGCACCTTGTTTAAGTCTGTTAAATGGGTGTTACATGAGCCTAAAAAGGGGCTTTCTAACGAACTTTTAATAGATGGGGAAACTTACTACTTACAACCATTTAAGAAACTAACGCTAGACGAATTTATAGACCTAGAACATTTCTTACAGAATGACTATTTAATACATATTTCGCATATAGCGTCCGTGTTTTGGAGACGTATTGACAAGGACAAGTGGCAAAATATTAGTTTTGAACCATACGTATTTAGTCCGTTTGATCGTTCCGAACTTTTCGACGACGTAGAAATAACAAAAATTTACGGAATAGTTCCCGAATACTTGAAATATCGGGAAAATTTCATGCAGAAATACAACGGCTTGTTCAATACAGACGACACAAACGACGACGAAGAAATAACCCCTAACGACTTCGACAATATAGCCGAATACAAAGACCACTTAAAAAGAAAAGAACAAGATCAAAAGGCTAAAAAGTGGGGCTACGAAAGTTTAATATTTGACCTTTGCGAAGGCGACATAACAAAAATAAAGGCAGTCGGAGAACTGCCCTTAATACTTGTTTTTAATATGTTAGCAATGCGTAAGGAAATGGGCTATTTAGAAGCCAGTAAACTCTAAAGCATACGGGAAGTCGCCGCCGATTGGTTGGAAAGTGTAAATAATACTTTTCTTTTGGCCTAGAATATTAGCTACTTGTAAGATAGGGTAGCGTTGTGTCATCCATTCCGTATACTGCGCGTAAATTTCCGCTGTAATTCCTTCGGCGTTTAGGCGTTCCGTAAGCTTTGCGCAAAGGTCAAACTTAACCATATTTATAGTCCCGTTATTTAGGTAACCAAAGTAATACATAGCTAGTATCTGTATTTCTAGTTCGCCTAGCGCTGGGATAGCGGCATTAATACGGACGCTGTCGTATAGTGCGCCCGTATCTATTAGTGCTTCTTCGGCAATTACTTTGCGTAGCGTTCTAGCTATCTTATTACGGGTAGCATATTTAACATTGAAAACGCCGTTATTCTTGTACGCCATATTCCTCGTTTATTGGTGTGTATTCAATGCGCTCAAGAGCATTAAGTTGTTCGTGTATTTCTAAAAAATTCGAGTCATCTAACACCTCAAGACCTACGATATATTTTCCGCTTCCATCAATAGCAAAAAGCAATTCACTTTCGTTTTTTCGGTAGCCGTTCAGTTGAGCGTGCTGCTCATCGTTTGCGTGTAGAACTATCATAAAGAAGATTTATAAGTATTCCAGTCTGCGATAAATGCCGAGTGTTCAGCAATCAACGATGCACCCATTGCATAGGCAGCACAAGTGTGCGCTCCGTATAGCACGCTGCCTCTTAAAATCAATTGGTTTGCGCTTGTAATTGCAGTAGATGTTTGTGTTAAACCTACCGAACCCGTTGTGCTATTGTAAAGAGTTACATTAGATGCTGATGTTCTATGTATTGACTTTGTATTGACATTTGCGTCAAAATCAAAAGGCGCGCTCAAGTTGTTAGTTCCCGCATTAATTCGCTGCGATTGATTAGAGCCGCGTGTCATTGTATTTGCGTTAGATGACATAACTCCGTCAAGCCTACCCGTTCCACTAATTGCGTGTGTAAAGAAGTAACGTGAAGCGTTGTTCTGCGTATACTGAACACCTTGAGTTGCGGGATTGAAGTTAGTATCAATGTAGCTACTTGTTCCGTTGCCTGTAAATCCACCATTGCTTACAAATGTTGGCGAGCTTACAAGCGTGCTTTGATTTGCGTTAGGATTCTTCCAATTGAGTGTGGCAAATGCACTTGCGTTGTTGTCAACTGCGAACACATAGAAAACATCTAATTTTGCCCAAACTCCGTCAGCTTTCATTGACTTTAATAGCTTGTTTTGCTTTTGTTGAGTTGTTGTAGTTGGTAGCGTGTAACTTAATGCCGTTCCTCTATCCAAAACTGCTTTGTATTCAGTCGTGAATATGTACAAAGAATTTGACGTTGCCGATGCTGCTCCGATTGAATTGGTAGCAGTTACTTCGCAAGTTACGTTTGTGTCAGCATCTGCCTCAACAAGTACATATGTTGCAGATGTTGCGCTGCCAATATTTGAGCCGTCTCGCTTCCATTGATAGGTATATGTAAGCGGCAAAGAACCAGACCAAGTTCCATTGGTGGTTGTAAGCGTTTGACCTACTGCATTTGTTCCGCTAATTACGGGAGCCGTTGTGTTGGTTGGTGGAGTTCCACCCTCAACAAATGGCAAGCGATTGAACAAAGAATATCCGTAGCCGTACATTACCCAAGAACTAAAGCAACCGAACCGCTTGTTAATTGAACGCCGCTAAATTGCAAGTCGTTAATAGGTGTAATAATTGCACCCGCTTTAATTGCAGTAGCTGGCGCCGCAATGTAAGTGCTTTTCGTATCTACACCCGCTGTTTTAATTGAACTAAAGATAGTGTCTTGTAGAACTACAATAGCGTCAATAGTTTTAGTTACTTCGGTTGTGTTGTTGACTATGTAAGTCCCTTTGTTGGCGACAAGTTCGCCCATTAAATTAGTGGCCATTTTTTAGATTTTATAACAATATTAAATTTATTAGTCTACTTGTTTTAGGGGGACGGCGCAGTCTGTCCAGTTGTTAACGGCAAAAGTTGCAGTCATTACCCAACCCGCGGCGTAGTCTAGTAAGTCGTTGTTAAGTGGGTTAAATGTCGGAGTGTCTACAAGATCAAAAGCGTAGTTTGTAGAATTGATAAAATAAGTATACAAGTCGTACAATATTTGCTGGCAGTCGGACAGAATTACGTTAATATTTTCGCGGTCTTTTTGTATTATGTCGAAACAATAAATTTCTAGAACAAAGTCGTTCGTGTTTTCGGTAGCCAACGCTTGCACGGGTACTATAAAAACAATAGGGTATTTCTCGTCCTTTGTGGCGAAATTAAACATTTGCTCTTTGAAGTCCGAACCAACCTTTTTGACTTGTATGTGGTTGTTATAAAAGTCCGTTATTTCGTTAATTAGTGCTTGGTAACTTGTCATAATTCCGACCCTTGTTTGATTTTATTTATTTTACTTTGTGTGCTTGTAATGTCGCTTTCACTTACGACCGCTTGCACTACTATGTTTTGGTTGGTTGTTACGCTTTTCGGTTGGCCTTGCGTGTTTAGGTCGTTGCCTTGTCCGAACATTTGAACCGAAGGAACTAGAGGCGTAACGCTAGTAGAAGACGAACTAGAAGTAGAATTATTACTTGTGCTAATTGTCCCGCTAGGGTTACTCAATAGTTGTTTAGCCTTTACCATGTTGGTAGTAATTTGCAAGATACCACTAGCGAACTGCGCAATACCAGCGGCACCCGCTGACACCGAGTTAAACGGGTTAGCGTTTGAAGCGGCAACCAAAGACGAAATAGCTTTCGCCGTATCTATTCCTATTTGAACTAGTGCCGACGCCTTGTTAATCTTTTCTAGTTTCTTTTGGTCGTTAGTTACTAAAGTTGCAAGGTTGCCTAACGCGTTAGCATAGTCGCCTACCATACTTATTTTAGCGTCGCGTACTTGCTTGTCTTGCTCTATTTGCGCTAGTGCTTTGGCTTTTGCGTCTTCGGCTTCTTTGTCCGTTATTGCTTTAATTTCAGCGGCGCGTTTTTCTTCTAGTGCTTTGGTGTCCATTCCGTATTGCTCGGCTAGGGCTATAAGTTCGAAGTATTTTGTTTGCACTTCGTCTATTGCTCGCTGTGTGTCCGTCATGGTAAGCACGCGCACTTGTTCTTCAAATTCTTCTTGCGCTTGTAGCTGTGCGTTCTGGTTGTCTTTAATGGCTTTAGCTATGTCGGCTTGTCGTTTGGCTTCGGCTTCAGCTTGCGTTTTAGCACTTGCGTCTAGTTCGGCTACGCGTTGGTCTTCGTAAAGTTTGGTTAAACGTACCTTTTCCGATCCCGTTAGGTTTTCGTTTTTCTTTACGTCTTCTATTAGCCTTCTATACTTTTCGTTTGTCGTAGCTATTTCGCGTTCGTTGTCGTTTGCTATCAAAGCTATTTCTATGTCCTTAATAGTACGCTCGGCGTCTAGTCTATTCTTTGCGTAGGCCTTTTGTTTTTCTATTCGTTTGGCGTTGTCTTCTTTTGCTTTAGCTTCTTGTTCGGCTTGGTCTTGAATTTCTAGTAAGCGGCGTTCTTTGCGTCCGTCTGCTAGTATTTTCTTTTCGGCTTCTATTTGTTCGCGTAGTTTCTTACGGCGTTCTAGGTTGTCTTTAGATGCTATCTTTTGAAGGTAAGCATATTCCTTTTGTGCGTTGTTTAAACGTCCGTCTGCCTCTTTAGAAATGGCCCTACTCTTTGCTTGTTCTAGGTCGGTGGTATCTTTGCCCGCCGCTTTTGCTTTGGCTATTTCTATGTCGTAGGCGTCGCTTACTTTTTCGGCTCTTTTCTTTGAACTTTCGGCCGCCTTTTCATTGGTCTTTTGCATGACCTTTGCGTGTTCTTCAGCCTTGTAGTTAGTTAAGCCCATTTCGTCGGTAAGCTTTTGAAAGGCTTTTATAATTGCATTAACGGGGGCCATTAACAAATTAAACGCTTTTTCTAGTGCGCCTATCTTACCCAAGAAAGCAACGAAGCCAGCAACCAAAGCGGCTATTATTGCACCTAGTAAGAACATAGGGTTAGAAAGTATTTGCGCGCCTAGCTTTACGAAGGCCCCGCCAACGTTTTTAACTACGCCTGTAAGTCCCTTTATTGCTCCAGTTATTTCTTGCTTTCCAACACCGCTTAAAGCTTTTTTAAAAATTTCGGCTTTTTCAGCGGCGCCCTCAAAATCTAGACTAGCAAGGTCGCCTTGTATTGCAGAAAAAGAATTAGTTACAGCTTCAAATTTTGACCCTGTGTTAAAAATACTTACTTGTTCGTTTACTGCCTTTAATTGATCGGCTAATTCCCCCGCACGCTGCGCTAAAGCTGTCATTTGTTCGGGGTCGGTAGCGTTTGAAATTGCGCTTTTTACTTCTCTTAATTCAGCCTTAATTGCTGCAATGCCTGTAAGTTTTAAAGGTATTTGTACTTCGTTCATAACAATATTAGCCTTTTAGTAGGTGCGTATTTCTAGCGTTGTGTTGTTTAGTATGTCGTCGTCGTGTTGGTGGTTTGACGTGTTGGTAGTTTTTACTACTATGTCGCCGTCCGTGTTTATGTAAGCGCTACAAAGGTGGTCGTGTTCGTTGCTATTAATCATTACATAGGTACTTTGAAAGTCGAACGGGGTTACTGGAGTTCCTAGATACTGACCTTGTCCAGTTCTAGTCCATGTTACTACGTCCAAGTTATTAGCTAATTCTAGCGCCTCTGGTGCATTTGTTCCTGTTTGGGTAAGGTTAGCTATATATGCGCCCCTATTCGTCGCTATGCCGTTAATTCTAGGCGTTATAATTCCGTCTTCGTTTAGCGTGTTGTCGTCGCCTATTACGATACCCCTAACGCCTTGCGCTATGGTGTTACGCGTTCCGTATACCGATACGTTTGCACCTTCTAGAATTAAGTTACCCGTAGACATTCTAGACTGCATTACGCTTTGTAAAGCTACTTCGTTGTTTGTGCTAGGTGCGGGGCTTCCTGTGTTTGTAATGAAAGGCGCTAGTTCTATTTCGCTGTCTACGCTTATTAGTTCTACTTTGGTTAGCGTGTCCGTGTTTGCGTTGTAATCTATTACGCGGTTAATATTCCACCACGAATTGTCTATTCGTATTTTGTCGTTAAGCTTTAAGCCGTGAATGTCGCTTTCTGTTAATCTAAAAAACGCGGTCAACATTTTACCCTCGTTAATCTGGTTTATTGTACGGCGCCAGTATAGGTTATAAAGGTTGTTATTGGTTAGCGTTTGCGGTTGGTAATAGTAGAAGTCGCACGTTCCAAAGTTAATGTCGAAGCTAGGCGTTTCGGCGTTGTCGAAGTGCGTAATAGCTGGGTAAGAAGTTACGCCGTAAGTACCCGTTAACCCGCCGTCTATTAAGTCGTAAGACCCGCACGTTTGTTCGCCGCCGTCGTAAAGAATACGAAGACCCGTTTTTGGCGCTTGTCCGTCAATCATTGGGACGATTGCGTTAAACGTAGTCTTGGTTATGGGCGTAGGGCTAAAGATTAGTTCTTTTGTGTCTACGTCTTTAACGTATTCGCTATTGAAAATGTATTCAAGTTGCCCGTAAACTTCGCGCGTCGTGTTAAAATATAGCGTGTTTGGTGTGTCCGTGTCTTGTTTGTAAGTCAAGATTAAACGCTTGTTCGTTACGTCTGGTAAGAACGCTAGGCTTTGTTCGCGGTCTTTGGCTAGTTTCTTTGTCCAGTCCTTCTCGGCGCCGTTGTCGTAGTATTCGTCGCGGTGGGTTAGTATTATGTTGTTAGGTTGTTCGGGGTCTACGTCTGCGAAAAGGTTGTACATTGTAAAGATTGACTTCACAAAGTCGCTTTGCTTTACCTTTTGCGGTACGTATTCATTCATGATAACAAACCCGCCTATCGGTTGAGTATTGCTATTCGGCGTAATTTCTGCCTTTATTTCTAGAATGTCTAGATTTACATTAACACTAGCTAGCACGTTGGTTGTCGTAGTTCGCCACTTTGTACCGCCGTTCTGCCAGTTGGTAGACAAGATGCCAGTAACCATAGTAAGAAGGTCGCCCGTGTTTATGTAGCTCGACGGGCTTGTTATTACTAGGTTGGCGTAAGTTCCAAACGTCGTAACTCCAGAGGCTAGCGCCGTGTTTATTGTAATGGGTGTAAGCGAGCCTATCGTTCCTTGTCCCGAAGGGTTTAAAGCTTTGACAAACGGGTAAAACACTACGTCTTGCGGTGCGCCGTTGTAATACGCCCTAACTGGTAGCGCGCTAGTGTTTTCAAACGTAACGTCGTACTGAATTGTTATATTAAATTCGTAGCCTTGCGAAGCGGCAGGGTCTGTGTTAGTCGGCGCGGTATATTGTCCAGTAATAGGGTCAAAGATGCCTTGCGTATCTAGTTCCTCTGTCCATCCCGTAAGCGTTTCTTGAAACGTATAGAAGTTACCTAAAGACGGCGTCTGCGAAGTTGTCCACGAATTACGGGCCTTAACTTTGTAGTCCGTCCAGTCTATTTGGTTTTCGTCGCCGTTGTAAGGAATTAACAACTTATCAAAGCGTGCGGCTTGTAAGCCCGCCCAAGTGTATGTAAAACCAGCATTTGCGAAGATGCGATCAAAGTAAGTCTTTGCATAGATAGCGGGCTTTAGTTGGCGAACGTTGTATAGGTTGTCGTTGTCGTAAGGTAGGACGTATTTGTAGCCGTTGGCTTGCGTAAAGCCATACGTTGCAATAATGCTAGTAGAGTTGGCGTAGTGGTTTAGGTCGCTGAAGTCTATGTCTGTAAGTTCGGCGTTTGTTATGGCCGTGTATAGTTCCGCTTTTGTGTCTTTAATTAACACTTCGTAGTTAACAACTTGTTCGTAGGCGTCCGTGGTTTGGTATTTATTTACGGCAATAAGTTGTAAGATTGCGTCTTCTAGAATTATAACGTCGTTTTGTAAAACTTGACAACGCGTAAGCTGGGTAATGTCAAACGTACCCGCATCTATGTTTACGTCGTAGTAATGGTTTAAAAGTTGGTTGTTGTTGTCCGTGGCGGGTAGTACAATGGTCTTCGAGAATGTACCCGTTCGCTTTGTTATGTCGCGTATTTCGCCAACTGAAAACGTCAAAGGAAAATTAACGTCGGGGCGCACGTCTAGCACGCCACTATCTAAAACTATCTTAACCATTTATTGCGTCGTTATTTGCAAGCTTAACGTTTATAGTTTGCTTAATTAGGTTCTTGTTTCGTTGTTTGAATACTTCAAAGCTATTCGTTGTTACAATGGCTGGCACGTATTCCGTTGACGTTACTAGCACGCCGTCGGGGCAACTATACGTAACTTGCTTTATGAATACTTGAGGGCTTGTTACTAGTTCTTCGAAGTAGGTAGCCATGTCTTGATTCATCCAGTTAGTATTCAATTCTAAAGACTTTACGGCGTTTAAATTAATTGTGCTGTAGCCAAATTCTTTCGGTTCGTATTTCCATTGGTTGTCGTCAACGTAGCCCGTTACGTCTTGGTTGTATTCCTCGCGGGTTACTTCTACACGTTCGTAGGTCTTTAGTTGAAAAGCAAAACTAGACATTGACCCCATGCGATCCAAAAAGACTACGTCCACTTCTTCGATGCTTTCGCGTCTGTCTAAATTTACTCTATACGTTTTAGAACTTACCCCGCTGTCGTCGTAGTAAAATTCGTAGTACGTTGTGTCGTCTTTAATTAGTGGCAATGTAGCTAAACCTACGGGCGTAAGCGTGCCGTAATTGTTAGGGCCAACCGCGACACCTTGAATAGTTGCATTCGTTGATATGGTTTTATAGAATTGTTCGCCGTTTGAGTTTTCAAATACTACTTTTCTGCCAGCCCTTGCGCGTATGTTTAACCAAATGTCTTGGCCTAGCGTGGCGGTAAAATTAGTTAAAGGCTGGTTTGTTAGCCATAGTTTGCTAGGGTCGTCAGGGTTGTACGTGTCGTCGTCCCAAGTAGGCCACAAAGCAAAGCGCACAGCCCCATTAAAGACGTTGGCGGCCGATATGCTTTGTATGTTGTAATTAACTATTTTTCGGTTGTCGGCATAGGTTACCACCCCGTCTATGTTTGCGTCGGTTACACTTGACCAGCTTACGCCTATTTCGAACCAAGTAGTAGAAGCGTTAGTAACAGAATGTAAGCCTTCTACTAAAGGGTTAGCCGTACCGCCGTCAGCTTGCGTTATGTTTACTTGGTCGCCTATTGCGAAGGTATTTGAAACGTTTATGCGAACAAAGCCACCCGAGTTTGTTAGGGCAGACGTGTAGCTAAATTCGGCTAGGTATTCTTCGCCCGTCTTTACTTGGTATAGGTAGTAACAATTACTAGCGTCGTAGTCTGTTGTGTTCGTGTTTTCAAAGTTCCAACTTACGTAACTTGAAAGGAATTTCGATAGGTCTTGTTCGCCGTACCCGTCCGCTATTCTTGGTAGGGTCTTGAAGCGTCCTATTCGTGTCGCGCCGTCGTATACGTCGAAAATGTACTTGAAGCCCGTGTTGTTTTTGTTCGTGCTGTCTATAATGTACTTAACGGGGTTGTAAGCTGGTGTGAAGCTTTGGGGTCTTGCTATTGTAGTCTGTGCCATAACAATATTAATTTAAGGCGTCCGTGTTAATTTAGAACGCAAAGTAGGCGTCATCGGTAAAGTATTGTTCTTTAATGTAGGTAGTCGCGTACCTTACGGCGTCCATAGCGTCATCGAATAGCTTTACTGGTTCGTCCGTGATTGTGTCTCCTACCTTTTTCCACTTGTAATTTGCGTATTCCTTTTCTAGGTTCTTGTCTGCCATAGCAAACACTCCGAAGGTCTTAATGTTGTCAATACCCTTTTTTACGACCTTGTTAGCGTTAAGGACGTTGTATCCCGCGTTATTCATTTCGGCTATTATTTCGGGGCGTGCGTAGTCCGCTATTATTTCGGTTTCCTTTTCGACGTCTAGCGAAGCCATGCGGTCTATTAGGTTCGACGTGGTTAGGTAGCTTTCGTATATTACGGGTTCTATGAATATGTCTTTTTCGTGCCAGTAGACGCGCATTAAAGCGGTGGGGTGATTATAACCAAAGTCTAACCCGTAAACGTATTGGGTAAAGCGTGCGGGCCTGTGCGGTAAAAACGTCCAGTTTGAATATATGTTAGCCTTGCTTATTGCGTGTTCGCCTAGTGCGTAAATTTGATATAGTGCTTCGTCGGTTCGTTTGAGGTCTTCTATCTGTCGTTTGATGCTGTCAGGTAAAAAGGGGTTGTCGCGGTATGTGCTTTTGATTAGTACGCTTTCGTCTTTTGGTAGTTCGTAAAGCCAACTTGTACTATCGGACGGGTTGTAATCAAAGATTAGCTTTTGTTCGGTACGCATATTTAACTGCGTGAAGTCGTCTAGGAATAGTTCGTTAGCCTCATTACACCATGCTACGTGGCGCTTGCGTCCCCTTATTTTTTGTTCGTCGTCAACACTAAAGAACTCAACTATAGATCCGTTAGGAAACGTGTAAATATGTTCTGACATATTGTGGCTAGACTTGTCGTATATGCCCGCCTCTTTAAGCACTTCTAGGAAGTCGCGCATAGCCGTTGCCCGTAACGCTGGGAATGTCTTACGAATTATAGATACAACCTTTTGCGGGTTTTGTAAGCAATAGACCATTATAAGTTGACAAAGAGAATACGTCTTACTAGAACGGCTACCCCCTTCGTTAATGATAAAACGCGCCTCATTGTTGTAAAGCGCGTCGTAGTTACGTTCGAATACTATTGTAGACTTTAAGTCCATTACTCTAGTTCTTTGGTGTCGGGTCGAATTATGCTAATCTTAATTTCGTTTATGTTGTCGCCGTTGCTGGTTACATCCGTCTTTTCGGTTAGGTTGTTGAGCCTTTGAGTTATGGACGGGTTGTACTGGCCAACCATGCCACCTTCGATTTGGTCGCGTCGGATTGCTTTCTTAATACGCGTAGTGATTGTCCCATATTCGGAGTATCTCCCGTCCGTATTATCGAAATAATGATGGCAGTCGCTGTAATTTTCGATGCACCAAATTTCAAAGCCTTCCATTGTTAGTGGTACTTCTAGCTTTTCTTGTACGACTTTACCGCTTTGTAGTGCTTTGTCTATGGTTCTTGGGTTCGTCTTTACATAAGTAGCGTATTCCTTAAACATTTCCCATAGTTTCTCTGGTGTTTCTATGTATTTATGCTTTCCCATTTTTTTTCGTGTTTTTAAAGTGGTCTAAAAATTGGTCTTCTGTTAGTTCTTCTACGCATAGCAAAAAGGGCATATCTGTAAGGTAAACGATTAAATGGTGTCCTTCATTACGTAGCTTTTCTTCTACTATGCTACCTATATGGCTCATTTTATGCCCCATGTCTATAAGGTAAAAGGCCATTTACTTTTCGTTTTTTATCTGTTCGAGTTTTCGTTGCGCCCATTCTATGCCTTCGTCGCCACCCCATGCCAGCCACATTAAACGCCCGCACCCGTCTCCTAGTTCCTTTTGTGAATTTTGGCGGTGTCGTTCAAAGCTTGCCATACGTGAAATTACGTCTTCCGATAAAGGTCGGCCTTCAGCGAGGTCGTTGGCGCGTCTTTTCCCTACGGGCGTGCCACACGAACCCCAGCCGTTTTGTTCGGCCCAACGTAAGGCTATTTTTGCATTTTCGCTTGCGGCTTTTGGATAGTCCGTGTAGGTCTTTTCAGCAAACGACTTCTTGTATAGGCTTAATGCCTCGCGGCTGTGCGTTTCCCATACTCTTTGGCACACGGCGAAACGTTGGCTTTCGTCTGGAAAGCTATTAACGCTTTCTTCGTCGGCCATGCAACGTTGTAAGAACTTGTCTTTACCTTCTCCCTTAATTGGTTGCGGCATTTTTTCTACGTTTTCGTGTTTTCTTAACTACTGGCTTTGGTTCTTCTACTGCGTCCGCTTGCGCTACTTCGTGATCTATTCCCGTGTAGCTTATTGTTTGGCTTTCACGTTCAAAAAGGTAGCCTAGCCCCATAGTAGCGTAATAGCTAAACCTAGAAGGGTCTATTTTGTCTACTTCTATTTTGCGTTCGCCTAAAACGCTGTCGTAAGTTATTAGGGTTTTACCCTTGTATTCGTCTTTAATTTTCATGTTCGTCTTTATTTAGTGCTTCAATAACTATTTCTAGGCCACCTATGGAAATAAGCACACCCATTAAAAACACGGCGTGTTTAAATTCGGCTAGGGAAACCAAAACCCCAACAGAGGTAATAATTAAGCCCGTTGCTATGTTATTTTTGTTTTTCATTTCTATAACTATATTCTATTTCCTTTATTCTTTGTTTCAAGGATTTAATCATGTAGTAGGCAGAGGTACGCGGTATGTCGAAAAAGTCCGCCATTTGTCTAGAAGTTTGGCATTTGTGCTTAAAATAGGCTTCGGCTATTCGTTTTTCTACGGGGCTGGTTATTTCGTCCAAGTAAATAGATATGCAAGCCATACGTAAAGCTATTGTTTCTTCTATGGCTATTTTGTGTTCTATTTCGGTGTCGTTTGGTTCGTCTTTTGGTACGTATTCGACACTATGCACTTCGTCTTGTTTGCGACTTACGGACGTAGGCCACCAAATTTGCATTTTGATTGTGTTGAGTAGGTAGCTTTTTACTTGACTTTCGGTTGCTTCATGGTCTTCCATTGTAGCAACGTGCAAATAGGCGTTGTTTATAATGGTGTCGGCCTTTACCATAATAAGGTCTAGCTTCTTACTTATTCGAAGACGCGTTAACATATACGTAGTATAAGCTTTTACTTCGTCGTAGTTCGCCGTTATGTAGGCATCAAGCGTTTTTTTGATACCAGACGAGGAACTCATTATAAAATTTTAATCGATCTGAAGCGGCGCACAAACAGCGGTTGTCATTTTCACGCGTTACGGCGTTTTTAATCTTTTGCAGTTTCTTTAAGTGCAACTTGCTCAACCTTGTCGGGGTTAATTGCTCTAGTATTTGGTTGGTTTCTATTATTTGATTTTCTGTAAGCATAAATCTATAAAATAAGCGGTTAAACTTACTAGCGTAGCCGTTAAGAAATTACCAGTTAAAAACCATGTAGACCAAAATCCAACGCATTTAGGACAACCAAAAGCGGCGTGTATGTATATTGTAAGGCCATTAATAGGAATACGACTAAAGATAGCGTCTATAAGTAGCTGTAATGGCTCAAAATTAACAAGCCACCAAGCGAGGGAAACATATATTATAAAGTCCATAGTTCAAATTTACTTGTTTTTATATTCGTGTTTATATAAGATATTAACAAAAAAGCCCCAATTAAGGGGCCTTCTAGTAGTAGTTAAACGTTTAAAGTTGGTTTATAATTAGGTACTCGTCTAGTTTTATGGCGGTCTTTAGTGTAACGTCTTTACCTTCTAGGAAATTGTCTATTTGGAAGCTGTGAAATTTGCCCGTTCTAGCTTTAATTTCTTCGGCTATTTGGTTACGTGTTTTGGACTTTAAAACCTCGCGTAGTTTATTGCGCAATTCAATGTCATTTATGTGCATATCTTTTTAAAATGGTAGGTCGTCGTTCGCTCTTACTGGTTCGCTTTGCGTTGGTGCTACGTATGGTTCGCTAAACGAAGCAGAAAAGAACTTTTCGCCCGTCTTTGTGTCTTTAACCCAAAGGGCTATTTCCATTTCTTTTCCATTTACTACGCATTTGCCTTTATAGTCTGGGTGGCTATCCGTCTTTTTGTAGTTGTTTTTAAAGATTGATCCCGCGTTGTTCTTTGTTTCCATTTTTTATTTGCTTAAATAGATAATAATATTTACAATAATAGCTAAAATTGTTACGCCTATTAATGCCATAGTAGCGTAAGCGCCCGCTTTTTCTTTGTTCATTTGCTTTTGTGTTGGTTTTTCCGTCTTTTTAACGGGTTTAAATTCCATTTTAGTCTGTTTGGCCGTTCGACCATTACCCCAAGTCTTGCGGTACTCCATAGTTAACATGGCCACACGTTTAGCGGTTCGAATGTTTGGACGTTTGCCAGACCATTCGTAAACGCCGTAGTCTACTTGGTGTATGTACTTGTTATGTTTCAAGACGTAGAACACGTCAAAACGTCTAGGGTAAATTTCTGCAAAGCGAAAAGTTCCCTTGTCGGCCATTTGTTCAAGCGTGGCCTTGTAGCTTTCTAGATTGTATTTCATATGTCAAATGTTATGTCGTTATCGTTCATTGCGTCTATGAGCATCTCTCGGCATTTGTTGTAGGTTTCTATTTCGCATTCAGTTGCCTCTATGTTACCTATGTATCCGTGTTTTACTATCCCTCGCAGTTCTTGGTCAAGTTTCCACATTGCGCCTTGCCATCTATCCGCGTTCAATGCTTGAATTGCTTCGTCTTTGTCGTCGTATTCTATTGTTACTTTCATCTTATTCTGATTTATTTAGTTCGTGTTTTACTTGCTTCGCGGTATCCATCGCTAAAGCCTTTGACGTAATGAAGGTCAATCTCTTTCTTAATGCGGCTCAAATAAAGCGTTGCATCCATCAACT